TGGTCATGAATAGCTGCTTGTCGGGCAATCTCTTCAAAACTTTGCATCACAACGTTCTGACGCTTCTCAGATTTGCGAGACAGCAATTCCATTGCCTCAAAGACACGGCCGCAAATTGATGACACTAGACCTATTCCACGGTCAGTATACCGCTTCATAACTTCTTCATGAGCATCGAACTTATCGCGGAGAATGACTCCGTAATCACTGAGCTTGGGAGTGATGTAGTCACGAAGCCGCTGCGTTAGCAACTCTCCGTTAGTTTCCCATGCCGTCCCGATCTCTCCACGCAAAGCATGGAACTCGTTCTTAAAGCCTACCCAATTGTCCTTCATTTCGCCTTTAGCTAGCTGGTCGCTAGCTAGCTTTTCTATCCATCGCCAAAACTTCCTCATCTTGCTGATGCTCCATTGGATTTAAACATAAGAGCTACTTGCTAGGTAGCTCGGCGGATTGTCTCTTAGGTGTATTATGCTTATCGTCGCACTAGCTACGAAATACATAGCGGCGAGAAAAGTCCAAGCGTGTACACCTAAGCGCCTCATTTATGGGACTCCCACCAGGGGCGTTTATTATCCGCGAACTCTTGGTGGGTACGGTTAAGCTGGTGAAGCACGCTAATCCGTGTGCCAGCTTGGTTGTCTTCCGCATCTCGTAAAGTAGTAAACTCAATGAGTTTAACTACAGTCAGAGCGGGGTTAGTTGACAACCTGTCGAACCTAGCAAGAGCCGCAGACAAGTTCGGAAACGGAGCAGATTGCGGCTTGGGGTTGCCCTCGAAAAGAGCCATAATCTCAAAGCTACCTGCTCTGGCGTTCTCATCACGCTTGTTGAATTTAGATGTTCTAGCACGCCTTTGGCGTGCAGTTTCTTTAATGTCCTTAGACATTGTTAAGCGCCTTTTCTTCTTCGCGAATGGCTAATTGCAAAAAGTGTTGCGCAGCAGACGGGTTATTCCTTGCTTCTGCACCAAGGGCTGCATTAAACGCGGTTTCAGCGCGCTCAATCTGTTCAGCGAATAACCGGTCACGTAATTTCTTACGTTCCTGTTCTTTGCGAACGGAAATAGGGGTTCGCTTAGTCATCCCAAACCCGAAAGGCATAGCAACCTCCATTAATGAGTGTTAGACTACCCGATATTAGGCAGCCTTAGCAGTAGCAGCAGACATACCCACAGCTTCTGTCTCAAGCCGAATAGCAGAGGTCATGGGCATGTTGATCCTAGAGTCAGACTCACCCTTAGCTTGAAGGCGAATAGCCATCTCAAGGAACTTGAAGGCCTTAGTAAGCTTCTCTGCTCGCTCATCGTTCCAAGTAGAGCCATAGAACTTCTGAGCACGAGCAACAAGAGCTTCATCAGCAGATTGCGACGAGGCAAGTGTCAGCGTCGGCCTAACATTATTCTCAACAGGCTTTTCTGGCGTAACAACCACTTCTGCTTGTACGACGGGTTCTTCTGTCGCCATAGCTGTAGCGCTCGCCTCTTCTTGTACGGCAGGTTCCTCAGCTGGAGCCTCCGTTGCAGGCTCAGCCTGTGGTACTTCTTCCGTACCAACCTGTTCCCCATGTTCCTCAGCTGGAGTATCCGTTGCAGGTTCATTGACAGTCTCCGTAACAGCTTCAAACACAGCAGCTGACTCAGCAGCTGACTTCTCAGGGACAGGCAGCGTCTGACCGTCCACATCAGAGTTGTAAGCAAGCTCACCAGTAGGATACATCTTGCTAAGTGCTTTGGTGTCCTCGGCTTCAGTACGCTTCCACAGCTTGTGCTTATGCTTACGTTTGTTGTATCTCGTGTTGCTTTCACCGGGAAGGCGAACAAGACCACCGTTAGTATCAACAAGCCACGTTGACGGATCGTTAGACGTTTCCGTTTGAGTTGGAGCGGCTTCAGTCACAGGCTCTTCTGGCGTAGTCACAGGCTCTTCTGGCACAGTGTTGTCGTTCGCAGATGAAACGAGCACTTCCTTCGCAGCCTTAAGCAACTCGGCCGTAGAAGCTTGCTCGGTCGCAGCAACAGGCTCAGCAACAGGCTCGTCTACTTTAGGCTCACCAGCCACAGCAGACATAAAGGCGCTGTCGTAGTCCTCAAGGAAACGAGCAGCAGGGATGCTGTCGTTCCACGGGAGGCCCTTCTCTTCGGCTTCTGCTCGGGCCTTGGCCTTAGCAGCAAGAGCAGCAGAGCGCTTCTTGGCCTTTGCTTCCTTGTTCTTCTGCTTCTCCGCTTTAGAGGCGTTACGGATTTTCACCATTTCGTCGTTTACTCGCTTAGACATAGAAACTACACTTTCTCTGTTGGGAAAAATGCTCGGAGGAAGTTCCGAACATACAGCCTGGACTCGAACTCTCGGCCATTAACTAGATGGACTCGAATGCGAATACCAGTAGCGGTTAGCGGTCTTACGTAATACTCCTGCCTTTCACGATCCCAGTACACCACAGCCTGACACTTTTCAGCCCGAACAGGGCTCTTGTTGAGTGGATGCAAAATGAAAATCGTCAATGGACAGGTCGCCATACTCGACATGAAAGTTTCTCCTTATACTCAGTCGATGAAACATGTCACCGGGCATTCAGGACTTTATGTCCTCTGGCGGTTTAGTTTATCGAATTAATACTCGTCGTTGTTAAAGAGTGTGGAAGGAAATGAGCCTTCCATGCGACGGTAAAATTCGATTTCTTTTTCCATATACTCCAACGCTGATTGCTGTCCTAAACACAATCGCAGGGTTTCACACCTCATGTGTTCATGGACGTAGTTGTCCAAAACGTAGAATCCGTACTCATCAGACATCCGGAGAGCGAACAACTCCGGGAAAAACAGATCGGCTGCATCTCCCGGCCAAATACACTCAGTATCTGGTACATTCAGGACATAAGCAAACGCCGTATTCCAGCCAGGGCCAATCCAGTGGCCGCTGTTGCTAGTACCGACAGGCTTTTTCCTGAAGCTCTCTAGGCTTATGATATTTCCGAACTCTTTAGCCATGGATAGTTCCTTTTCGTTGGTTATTATTACACCGTTCGGTCAAGTGGAGTGATGTTGCACACGCCACAGGCTTACTCTACGATGTGTACAGCAGGTGAAGGCTAACAACGAAAGCTAGCCATAGGATCAGGATCCACAGCGTAAGCAGTGCTGCTCGGCCTAACTGGTGTCTTTGCTTCATGTTAGCCTCCAAAGATGAAAGGAGAGAACACAATCCACAGCGTAAGCAGTGCTGCTACGATACCACAGCCATCGGCTGAGGCTTCCTCGTAGTGGCTTTCTACTTCTTCCTCGTCAGGTTTGTTATGCATTGCGTCTCTCCTCTCTGTGACTAGAAACAACTAGATCGGCTGGACCGGTTTGGTCGATTGAGTGCTTCTTCGTAGCTCTTTCCAGCCATATATGGGCTTTGATGTGATCGTTAGGCATCTGATCCCGACGCCCTAGGTTGCGGTAGAGAGAAGGACACACTTCTGTCTCCGGCGACAAGAACACCACATCATTAAACGTCGGCAGGATTACCGACAATATGTCTGACCCCTGTCTAAATACTAGACAGAAGTCAAACGGCGTGTTCACAGAGTACGAGACTTTGACTCGCTGCCTCTCTGTGATGTCTTGAAGGTCTGTTTCGTAGTGACAGTAACGCATCGGCAGATTTGATTGTTGTTCTGTCATGAACATCATACCTTCTAGAGTTCCCAACGGTTGTTGAACTGTGCGATTAAGCTGTTGAAGAGAACAGTTCTCCTTTCGCTTGGCGCACAAGAATTTGCCACCAACGAACAAACAGCTAAATAGTTTTTGGTCATGTCGTTGACCGTCAGGTAATGACCCGGCGGATACTTCAAACCGAACCGTTGCTCGAACCAGTACGAGCTAACGTTACGAATGTCGTTCACTGGATAGATGGGGACAAACACTTCTGAGCCATCGATAACTGGGTGCTTAGCTACACGCAGCGCTACACCTAGACAGCTATGAGTGTGGAAGAACGGGTTGTAAAGCTCATACTTGCCGTGTTTGTATCGCCGTGACAGCATCGCCTCAACCCAATCAAGACAGTTTTTATCTTGAATGTTGTTCATAGTCCACATGCTCCAGGCTGAAGGTTAGTGGGTATTAGTAACAGTGCCAGCACTAGGCCAAATATAATGGTGGCTAATAAGCCAACCACTATCGGCAGCCACTTGAGGAGTGCTGCTATTGAATCAAAGTCCATTATAGGCTCTCCTCTTTCGCTGGGAAGTCCACGTTGATAGTGACAACAAGGCCTTTCTCGTCGTATTTGAATATAGCACCCGAACCATACATTTCAAAGATGGCTTCCTCCAGGTGTCTATCAGCTTCGTATTTGATGTTGCTGGCTTCAGCGTATAGCTCAAGAGCGCTATCATGTAGCTTGGCAGCCTTGCTGCATCGCCTATCAGCCTTTTCCTCAAGGTGCTTAGCGTCAGCTAACATCGCTAGTCTATATTCCCAAGCAATTTTAACTGGATCGTACCTAGACATTCTTAAACTCCTTATTGCCGTTAACAACACAGCCCTCTTCGGTCCACTCGATAGTAGCCTCTGAACCGTATTCGGCGAGAACTGCTTCATTCCAAAGCTTATCGCTTTCATCCAGGAGCTTATTGCTTTTAGTCAGGAGCTTTTTGCTTTCAGCCCAAAGCCTATCGCCTTCATCCCAGAGCTTATTGCTTTCAGTCAGGAGCTTTTTGCTTTCAGTCAGGAGCTTTTTGCTTTCAGCCCAGAGCTTGTCACTTTCATCCCAGAGCTTATTTCGTTCTTGCCAAGCGACATCAAGAAGTTTAGAGTCCATACTTAAACTCCTTATCGCCATTAACAACACAGCCCTCTTCGGTCCACTCGATAGTAGCCTCTGAACCGTACTCGGCGATAACTGCTTCAGTCCAGAGCTTGTTGGCCTTAACTATGAGTCCGCAGCCTTCAGCCAGGAGCTTATCAGCCGCAGCCAGGAGCTTATCACCTTCGGCCTTAAGCTTATTACTCTCATTCAGGAGCTTACTACTCTTATCCCAGAGCTTATCGATCTCATACCAGGACTTATCGCTCTCAGCCAGGAACTTACTGCTCTCAGCCCATAGCTCACAACCTTCAGCCCAAAGCCTATCGCCTTCATCCCAGAGCTTATTGCTTTCAGCCCGTAACTTGTTTCGTTCTTGCCAAGCGGCATCAAGAAGCTCAGACATGGTCTGCTCCGTTGTTATGTGGCTAATAAATGGAAGCCGCTTACTTATAAAGCGGCGATCGATCCCCATCATCGCACGGCGTCGCGGCGAAGTCAAGCCACCCCCGAAGGGGGTGGCTTGGATATCCAATAGTGGGGCAATGTAAAGTATAGGTAGTTAGAAAGGGGTTACTGCTTCTGTTTACTAATGGCCTCTTGAGCTTGTGCGGCTGTAATTTTACCTTCTTGGTATAAGGCCATTAACTCAACGTACGTTAACTTAGCAAGAGGATCGTCCTCTTCTTCTGTCTCCATATCGGCCATGATGTCTCCTAGTGGAAGACTACGCAATTCACCTATAGTATGTTTCTTTTTGATAGGGGGGGTTTTGCTAATAGCATACCTATCCGATAATTCAGCCTTAGCTTTCTCAAAATTAGTAAGGGCCCTTGCTTTTTCTTCCTTCAAGAATTTCTGAAACTCAATTTCCGCGCGTTCTCTGGCTATACCCCTTGCACGTTTCTTAGCAACCCTATACTCGTGTGAGAGATAGCCTACCTGCTTACGATACTCATCTATTGTCATCATATCTATAACCCCTTGGTATGAAATGATGTATACCTATAGCATAAAACGTGTGTAAAGTTCAACCTTTTTCTTACGCGCGCGTGTGTATTAGGCAACATTTATGACATTTTGGTGTCTGAAACTTTACAAAATGTTATGTAAAGATTCCCAAAAAACCCAATAAAATGGCCTTTTTTCTGAGGCGATGTTATAAATGTCATGTTATTGAGGGTAATGTGTCTCCCGGAAGAGGAGGGTAACTTAACGTTAATTAAAAATTTCGGTTGGCCCTCGCGAAAGGGTATATATAATATAATAATCTATAACATTTATAACATTTATAACATCGAATTTACTTTACACACTGGAAAAACCCAATGAAATGGCCTTTTTTTAGAAACTTTACGTAAAGCAAATTGCACCTGTACCTCTAAGTTTACACTTGACATTTATAACATTCATAACATTTATCGATAAACGATAATCTTTACATTAAATAGTGTAAACTTATACCCTATTATGGTTAGGCATATGAGAAGGGGTCGCCCATTAGCGCGCGCGATTACTTTGAGCCCGGCCCCTCCTAGCTATGGCAGGAGCTTCGCTCCGATCTTAAACCTTAGGTTAATATGTTTCACAAATGTAGACAATAAAAAGCCCCGCTTTCGCGGGGCTGAGTTTAGAGGCGGACAACCATAACCTTGGCAATAGGAATAGAGTTATCACCAGTCCGGAGGCGGTGGTTTTTAAGAAATCGCAAGCGCGCTTGCGATTCGTTTTTGGCGCATACTGTTGCGGCGGTAGCGGAGTACTCATACGCAATCCATACACAAAATTCATATTCGCTTTTCATATTAATCTCCAAGAAAAGAGCCGGGGATTGCTCCCCGGCCTAGTTAGTGAGGAATGAAACGGCCAAGGTCGCTAGTAGGGCGCAATCCAGATATAATCTGGGATGCTTCGCTTGCCAAGCATGCGCATGACCACAAGGCAGGCACGAGAACGACTCTCGGCCCATATGGTGAACTGCAAACCATGGCGATTGGTGACAGCAAACCTTAGCATTGTATTAACTCCATTAATGTGAAAGCCCCAGCCATACCCAATTTATTTACTCTTCTTTGGCGCGGCAAACGTAGCAGAGCATACGCCTACCCTTTTCCATGCAATGCGTCCAGCACCCGCAGTCAACGCATTCCATGTATTTCTGCGGGACTTGGCGCGACTTGATGCGCGTTGCTTTTCCCGCTCGCGGTTGATAATGTAGCATTGTATTTGCTCCAAAGCTAAGACCCGCTTTCTGCGGGCCTATTGCTAGTAAGGTTATGCCCTTGCCGACCGCCGGGTGACGGTTTCGGCTTGCGGCGTTTGCTCGCCAGCCTTGACGCGAACAAAAGAAACGGCTTCGTCGTTTTGTTGCGTCATCGCGGTGGCGAACACGAGTAACAGCGGAATGGGGATATTCGCGCCTTTCTTGGTTTTGATGAATTTCGTCTTAACGACAAAGCCCATCGGCGCAAACGCCTTGAGCTGTTTTGACGAATAGGCGTAAGAGCCTTGGAGCGTTTTCCCATCTTTCTGATAGGGTTGCTTGTGTTCCGCCATGATAGCCTTTGCGCGGCCATCGTCGTGCTTTTCAGCGCCGAACAGCACAACGTTTTGAGACTTGAGGCCAAAACCGCTTTCTTGGGCGGAGGCAAACAAGTCCGCGACTTCGCCGACCTTGAACACGCCGTTAAGCTTGTCATTGTCGCGCGCCGCTCTCAAATCCAGAACCGTGCCGTTATCGGCAAGGAAGAGATAGAGGTCACGGCCGGACCATGGAAGAGTGTTTGTCATAACAGTTATTCCCCTTTAGGGTTGCAGTGATGGCCACGCCTGCGGAAACGTAGCCGATGAGAAAGAACCACAGGGCAGAGCCGCTTACTTGTCTGTGGCGTGCAAACATAGTCCCACGAACCGGTAAATAAATCATGAACGCAGGCCCCATAGAACAAGGCAACCCCCCACCCACGCGGCCACGGGCTCGGCCCCCGCTGTATATTGTCCCTACCTCATAAAACGCGACCCAAAAAAGAACGCTTAACATTTTTGTTAGCTTACACTATCAAATCAACCCAAAAATTCCTAGGCCTAGAAAACTACTACTTTACACCACTGTAAATATTTAATATCTTGACTTTACATAGAAATTCAGCTATACAAGAATCAGAGGGCTGAGCGTTCACCTGCTCCGCTGTGTCGTTTGGGAAGCCGATGTAGTGTAGGTATCGCGTCATTGCCTTACCGGCCCTCTAAAATTCCCAGAGTAGAAGGAGCTTCCAAATGATCGTAACACCAACCGAATATCTCCGCGCTAATCTAGATCCGATCTCCAAAAAGATCGATGGGTTTGGCGGGTACAACATCCTAGTAGGCCTAATCGCAGCAGGCGGAGAACCACATATCTACATTACCGGAAACGTAGCTAGCCAACCAACGTTAGCCAAAGAGATCTATGAAGCTCTCAGCGATAAACTTAGGTCTATGGCAAGTCAGGCTAAGCCGGAGTCTAACATTATTCTAGGCCCAGGAGCTATCTAATGAGACGTAGACCAACTGAAGAAGAAGCAAATAACTGGAAAGAGATGTACGAAAACGGTGAATCTACGATGGATATAATGGCTAAGGAGTGCGCTAAGGGGCGTGCTGTTAGCATAGAGACCGTGCGAAAAGCCATTAAGGGGGTCGGCGGCGTCATACGTACGCTGACTGAAGCTCAAGCAGTACTTCGTAAGAAGAAAGCAGAGAAAGCATAATGATTGCTCTTCCCGCACCACTAACTCGTCCATGGACGGATAGATTCGTCTTAGACATTGCGATGTCTCTGGAGGGCACGGGCGATTCGGCTGAAGTCGTGCTTGAGGCACATAACTACACAGCGGACCAGCTCATTGAGTTCAGCAAAGATCCGTTGTTTACCCAGCGAGTGGAGCACTTCCGCACTCAGTTGAGGGAGCATGGGTTTACGTTTAAACTAAAAGCTAAGGCGCAGGCTGAACTTTTACTTGACACCAGCTGGGGATTGATACATAATCCTGATACTAGTCCAGCTGTTAAAGCCGACATGATTAAATGGACGGCGAAGATGGCAGGATACGAACCAACGACTAAAGATAGCGCTACAGAAGGCGGCGTTAAGATTAATATCTACATGGGTGATCCTTCCCAGGCTCCCCCGTCCGGTATGAGAGTAATCGAACAAGAGTAGGAGTTACCATGTTTGATGGTATAGTCCGGGGCATTACGCAGTTTTTCCAGCTGTTTGTCTTCTGGTTCGTGGTTGAACCGTGGCAACAGTGTCTGCGTGTGCGCTTCGGCAAGCATCTTAAGAAAATTCCTCCAGGGTTTCACATTAAAATTCCGTACTTTGACAGTCTGCACGTTCAAGCTTCTCGGTACCGTACGGCTCAGTGTGCGCCACAGACGCTGACCACGGCTGATGGTAAAACAGTGGTGTGCACGTTTGCTGTAGGGTACGCACTCGCAGATATTGAGAAATTTTATCAGAGCGTGCATGATGCTAACTCGACGCTCACCCAAATTGTTTCTGGGTTTGTGGCTGATGAGATAGCTATAACTGATAGTAAGAATATAAGCGCTATAGATATCAGCGAGCGCTTGACGAATAATCTTTCCCAGAGGTTTGTAAAGTACGGACTTAAAGACGTTTCAGTACGACTACAAGACTTCGCATTTATCCGTGCGATACGTTTGATTAACGACGGACGATGGAATAATGATTTAGGGTTATCGACCGAATTTAGTAGGGGTCCACGATGACAGATTATGGATATAAAGTTGTGCTTGAAGCGCAGGATTGCGGTGCACGTAGGTTCGTTGCGTATCATGATGACAAGTTCCTTGACTACACTTACGCCGGAGAAGAAGCAATTTCTAGGATGGCGGCGCAGGAGTGCCCTCGGTGTAAGGTGTATCACCACGATGACGAGTATTATCCTGTTCAGGTAGAGCGCGGAGAGCACGGGGCAGACGGAAGTATGTATTGGCGCGATGCCTATCCGTCACGTGTTGATGAGCATTATAATTATGAACTATTCGCATGACAAGACGTAAGACAGTAAAGCGTAAGACAGATGCGGTTGGGCTTAGAGGACTCATGACTCCAGGCGTCAACGAACCGGGGCTTAACCTAGACAGTCAGCGGCGAAGCACTAACTTCGTCGATGTCGGGGATAGTACTAACCCTAGAAGGCGCACGGTTAATATTGAAACGCGTCCTAGGTCGACTAGGCGAGCACCCGGCACAGTTGTTGGACGTGATGTTGGCAGGCGCGGTACACAACGATGACAACCATTGCATGGGACGGTAAGAATCTAGCTGGCGATAGGCGCGTAACACAGAACGCTGTTGTCAATACCGAAGCCACCAAGGTGTATAAACGTAACGACGGTGCGCTTATAGGCGTGGCTGGCGAGCTGTGCACTATATCGGAGTATGCGCGATGGTTCATGGCGGGCGGAGTCGGTGAAGCGCCGCCGCTAAAAGCAAAGTGCACGGAGGACACATATTGCACAGTGATTACTGTGACTCCTGACGGTGTTGTTAAAGCACACGATAAAGATGGATGGCACGTAGTAGAGAGTAAAACGTACGCTATGGGCTGCGGAGCGCCTCTAGCTATGATGGCGATGCGGTGTGGCAAGAGTGCGGCTCGGGCTGTGCAGCTGACAGCAGAGTTTGATGTCTATACAGGTAACGAAGTGGACGTAGTAAGCCATGACAGACTTAGCTAGCATTGGCAATTTTGGAGATAAAGTGCTCCGAGAAGTTGTGCAAAAGAACGTGTTTAGGTGCGTTAGCTGTGGCAGTGAGTTGGTTTATTTTAATAACAATCGGTTCCCGCCGTTGCCATGTGCGACATGCGGCGTAACAGACTGGGAAGTACAATCGATTAATGATACAATTGTGTATAATCGGTAAGGTGTTGCATGCAGTTATATCGAGCGGAACTTAGGTGCTCAGAACCTGTAGGCTTAGGATTTTCCTGCGATGAAGTAGACACGCAAGTGTTTACTCATATGGGTGAACCGCTTACTATCGAGCACACACAGAGAGTTATTAACGAGCAAGGCGTTAAGTGTTGGAAATGTCTGAGGAAGAACTGGCGTATAAAAGATCTAATACCTATTTCTTATAAAAGCAAATACCCCGCAACGAGAACATAATGTCGTCACTTGAAATTAACTATACGCCATCTAAGACCATTAAAGAGTTCTTTGAATCTGACGCGAATATGCGCGTTATAATGGGGCCGGTCGGTAGCGGCAAGTCAGTGGGGATGTGCTTTGAGATACTTAGACGAGCTATGGGGCAAGCTCCTGGAAAAGATGGCGTACGTCGCACGCGGTTTGCAGTCGTGCGTCAGACGGTTAGGCAGCTTGCTGATACTACGATCAAAACGTGGCTTGATTGGTTCCCAGACGGTGTATGTGGACGATTCATGCGCACCACCAAAACATATTATCTTGAGATCGGGGACATTGTCTGCGAAGTTATGTTCCGAGCGCTTGATGACGCCGATGATGTTGCGAATCTTAATTCGCTCGAACTCACCGGCGCGTGGTTTAATGAGTGCAGGGACATTGCTAAAGAGATTGTCGACGCTATGTCGAAGCGCGTTGGTCGCTATCCAGCTGCAAAAGATGGGGGTCCGACTTGGTCTGGAATGTGGGGGGACACCAACCCACCCACTATCGACACGTGGTGGTACTATCAGATGGAGCACCTTGATCCTGACGATGGAGTGAGTCCGAACGACAACGGATGGGTTGTGTTTAAGCAACCTAGCGGCCGTTCTCCAGACGCGGAAAACATAAAGAACCTGCCAGCTGGATACTATGATACACAAGGACGAAGTGATGAGTATGTTAGAACTTTTATCGACGGTTTCTACGGACACTCTCTCGCGGGCACTCCGGTGTATAAATACTTTAAACCGGACTACCACATATCGAAACACCCCCTTGTATACGTTAAGGGAAGTGTACGACCCATCATCGTTGGCATGGACCTTGGCCTTACGCCCGCAGCTGTAGTAGGACAGCTCGATCCTAGGGGTCGCATGTTAATCCTGGGCGAAGCTGTGGGATTTGACATGGGTGTACAGCGGTTCATACGAACTAAACTTAAACCGCTACTTAATGAGAAATTCGCTGGAGCTAGCATTCAGATTGTGTGCGATCCAGCCGGTAATCAGAGACAGCAAGGCGATGAGAAAAGTGTCGTTCAGCTTATTGAAGCCGAAGGCTTTAGCGTTATACCTGCTAGTACTAACAATCCCGTTCGCCGGATTAATGCTGTTGACGAGTATCTTATGCGCAACGTTGACGGGGACGCAGCCTTTCTACTCGACCCAGGCGCTACTAACCTTAAAGCAGCAATGATGGGCGGGTACAGGTTCCACCCCAAGACGGGTAACATTGAAAAGAACAATCACTCGCACGTAGCAGAAGCGCTACAGTATCTGGCGTTACATATTACAGACTTTGCAGGCAGCGTACCAATTGTTGCCAAACCTGTAAAGAGAGTCCACGCCATCGGATGGACTTAAAAAATAGTTGACAAACATATAACTTTATGATATCAGACACTTGACATTCTAAGGAGACCATTTATATGGCTACTATCACTCCAGCATTAACTATCGTCAGCGGCGTTCCGCGCATCACCTGGACAGGTGTGTCGACTGCTGACACAATGGTCGCCTATGGACCAATTACCGGCAAGGCCCTTGAATTTGCTTCCGTGCTTAAGTCCGGTACTTGGGGCAGCGCGACTGTTACACTAGCGGGCTCTGAGGACGGTACTACGTACCTGACACTCAAAGACCGCACTGGCACTGCTGTCTCGTCTACTGCTAACGCGCGGTTTGAACTCTCTACTTCCGCATCGTATTTGAAGCCGACGTCTTCGGGCGGTACGAACGACAACGTCGATGTGGTTGTTGTACTTCGTGGTGATTAAACAAAGGTTCCCAAATGATTAATATTTCTTTTACTAACCAAGAAGCCCAAGCTATGTTGCAGCTTATGGATATCGCTGTTAAGG